TACCAATGTTTAGTGTTGTAGATCCAGCAGGATCAGACGCAACACCATATAAAGCAGCGTCAGTGTAGTTTGGTAATTTAAAGTTAGTAGCATTACCACCAAATTCAGAACCTATAATAGTATAAAGGTCTGGATATGTTGCTGCAGCAACTGTCTGCCCATTACATAATAGCCAACCTTCTGGAGCAGCGTTAGCAGATACGTATGGCATAATTGTACCTACTGGAATAGGACCTGCAGTAGAATTAAAGAAGAACGTAGAAGCTTGATCAGGTACTTTCCATGTAAGATTACCTGATACATCTGTACCTAAAAATTTATTACTACCTACACCACCAACAGGGAAAGTATAATCAACCGCGTTGATACTCAACTTTTGCGGTAGGTTAAGATAGGTTGTACTATTAGGTGTAATCCTATCTACTGAAATATTTGTACTGCTTAATGCAACCCTACCATTAGTATCAATTTCTAAAGAATTGCCCAATGCATCAGCGTGAATGTTGTTAGCGGATAAAGTACCAACAATAACAGTACCATTTGCATTATTAATAGTAATCGTATCATTACCTGCTGTTAAAACTCTACCTGCGGATAGCCACGCGGCAGTAGTTTTAATATAAAGAATATTACTTGTAGAGTTATGAGCATAATCACCTTCTACAGCATCAGTTATAGTAGTATGATCTACGCTAGATCCCTTGTATTTGTTACCTGTGACAATACCACCAGCTGTTGTACCATCACCTACAAATAATCGCTTCCCATCTTCTGTATACCCTAACTCACCTTCCGATAGTATAACATTTTTACGATCTACATCATCTCCTCTTCTAACGAGAAGCTTTAACAAAGTATTTTCTAGAATTTCTATTTTTTTTGCCATTGTTTTAATTAGTTAGGTACTTTAAATACAGGTATTGCTACAACGCCTTCAGTCCCAGTATCAAACTGTATAAATCCTGCAGAAGAAAGGTTTACTGAAGCGGTAGTTCCAGCGCTGTTAGCAGAAGTAGCGCTTATTAATGTGCCCCCACTCCATGGAGCGTTAGGATATTGGCTTAAATAGCCTTTATATGCAGTAGATATACCTGTTATATTTTGCACTATTGTTGAAGCACGAGAAGAAACACGTCCATGTATATCGTAGTTTATAGCATCTAATGCATTTGTTGCTCCGTTACCTATTGTTGCGAGATTTAAAACATTACCAGAAACATTAAGTGTTGAACCTATACTAGCAGACTTAAGAGCGTTTGCATCAACTATTCCAGCTGGAATAGAAGCTATTTCTAATTCACCACCTGGAAAAGAGAATGTGCTAGTCGCATCTACACTTATTACTGTACCACTACCACCTACAATACCATTGCCAAAAGAAGAATTTTTTATTTGTTTTTCATCTATATTTAGTACTGATAATTGATTAGTCAGAGTGTTAACTGTTATAGTTGAGCTATCAACATTTGCGGAAAGACCTTGGGTTGCATTTAATCCTATCGCACCAGAGGCATATACTGAATCTGGATTTAAATTTCTAGCAGAGATCGCATTATTAATTACATGCAATTTATAATCTGAATTATAATCTATAGTGTTTGTATCTGGCGCTGATCCAATAAACCCCCAACTTGATAATACTGAGTAATCTGTACCAGACAATTGATAGAGGTAATTATTTTCATATACTATGTCTCCTGTAGTAGCTGTCGCTAAAGCAGTTCTAGAGCTAATCGTTAACGGTGGATGTACTATATTACCTACAACGTTGCCACCAGATGTAAAACCATCACCTACCCATATACGCTTATTATCAGTTGTATAACCAAGTTCTCCTTGTTCAAGAATAACAGAAGTTCTTTGAGCTTCTGTACCTCTCCTAATTTTAAGTTTTACTATTTCAATATCTGGCATTGTTTTAAATTGTTAAGCTGTTCTCTTCCATACATACAAACCAAATGACGGTGGTGTGTTATTATGCGCCGTGCCACTACCTGTATTTGATGTAGGAAAGACGTCAGGAGTTTCTGTTGTACTTTGAATTGCATAATTTTGCGAACCACCAGAAGCATCTTTTCTAGCAGCAAAATTTGCTGTGTTATTGGTACTTGATGATATATCTTTGAAAGTTTTGTGGTTATGACTTGGTAATTCAGCTTCAGTAAGAGAGTGTTTATATTTTCCTGTTGAATCGTTACCTGCAGGGACTGCTTGAGTATTTGTACCATCATTACCTGTACCTACACCTGCAATAAATCTACCTTCTGCTTCTTGAGACCAGGTCGTTCCAGAAAATCTTACCCCGGGGTTTGTATTATCTGCAGAAAATATAACAGCTCCTACTGGGTAAAGCGCATTAATAAAACTAGCACCTAAACTACCATCAATATCGATTCCCTGTCCCGCTCTACCTATCTTTAATGAACTCTTATTACCAAAGCCATCATATACATCCTGCAACCCACTTGCAGGTATAGGCTCCCCCTTAGCATGTAGGACTCCTGTATAAGTATCACTAATATTTGTATTAGTTAATGATGTAGTTGCCATACAGTTATTTATAAGCTAAAGCCATTTATCCAATTAAATTATTATTATACCCTGAGAATTATATGCTGTTTGAACATTAGGAGCAACATCAGGTAAAACAATATTAGTTATTTTATTTTGGACGTCATAAATCTCAGAAAAACACCGATTTATTACTCCTACGAGACTCTCTTCATTAGTATGTATAAACATGTTTTCTATATCTTCACGAACAAACTCGTCAAAATTAAGGTTATAGTTATAATCTCCTAGCTCTAATACATCTTGATTATATTGACCAGCAAATCTACCAACAATGTTGTTCTTTAACGTAAGAACATCCTGCACAACTTTTGTAATCTCGTTATTAATAGTAGAGGTCTGTATGTATTGATCCTTATTAAGGGAAAATCCCTGCTTACCGTAGTTAGTATAATTACTATGTTTAATTACTCGTTGATACGCTTTGTGGGTATTTTCATTAAAGAAATATATTCTACTATTAGTCATTAATACAATTCTATCATTACCATTAGTACTTGGGAATAAATTAAAACTGTTAACATCACTTATTAGAAGGCCGTTATCAGAAGCATCATTTGAACTTATAAGATTCCAAGAAAAATTAGCATTTTTCCAGTTTATATCTTGAAAATTCCACCTATTATTTTCTGTTGAAACTGGCTGCACATCTATTAAGCCTAGTCTAAAATTATCGAAGGTACCTATAACTTTTGAAGGTCTTGTTTTATATTTTTTGTAGATCTTCTTTGATGTTGAAAAGTACCAATAATTACTAGACACTCCCGAGAAGGTAATATCTACTATTTTATTATCACCCACTTTATCATCTAATATTACACGTTCTACTGTGCTATAATTATAATCGGTATACCTATATAGATATACTGTATGGCCTGTGGCTTCGGTTATACTTGGACCGTAAGTTAAAATATATAAAGACTTAAAATCTGGATCAAACCCCATTGCACCAAAACTTTCTTTGTTGAAATTTATAGATGCAATACGGCTTTGGTAGTTAAGCATAGTATCAAATATTTTAACTACTTTATTACCTGAATCATAAACAGCTATTTCAGAATCTGAACAGGCTAATTTTGTCGGCTGTTTAAATTTAGTTTTATTCTTACTATCTCCATGACCTCCTAGGAGTTCAATAAAATTACGTTTATACCCTAAAGAAGAATCATTATTTACAAAGCCCTCGATATCATATTTTAAAATAACATTATTAACAGTGTCAGTTAAAAACACGTTCTTTTTATTAGATGCTATTCCACCCAACTCTCCAAAAGATAATTCATTATCATCATCTTCATATTTGTTATTATTTAAAATAACATCCAGAGACGTATCACTACCTGTCATAGCAATAAAAGTACTACTTGTTATAGCAAATAGAGCAAACCTATCATTAAAATCTAGATTTAATTGTGCAGTAGATTCGATTATATCACCAAATACACTAAGCTTTGTTGAATTACTAAATGGTATAGAATTATTAAAAGTGGGGGTATTAGCAGATAATTGTTGTACGCTAAAGCTACTGTCTGATGTAGATGTTAAGCTAGCATATCTTATATCGGTAGACCATGGTAATTTATTAGAAGCGATAAAGCATCTAGAAAATATAAAATTATTATTCTCTCTAATATTGTCTAATTTAAATTTAAACAAATTATAATCAAAAGTATCATTTATAGCAAACGTGCACTCTTCGACAGTATTCGGTAGATTGATAGTTAAGTCAGAAATTACCCTATCCTTATAATCTCTTGAAAAAGCTAAATCTGTATCAAAAGTATTTTTTGAAGTAAGAACTTTTCCAGTACCTGATTCAACAGCTACATTATTTTCTACTTCAACTAACCCATAAAAATCTGCGCCTGTTAAAGTAAACAAATCCCCACTAGTGTAGAATTTTTTATATGATTTGTAATCTGTCATGAGTAATTTTTAAATTTAATATCGTTAATTTTTGTACCAACAGGTAGGATAGAAGACGCTTCTGATAAAATACTTGTACGTATTTGTGAACGTACACTTTCATCAGTAATAGATAGATCGCGTATAACTATATCTATAGAGTTACTAGAATTATGACGATCAAACTTAAAATATTTTTCGATCTGCGTCTTATTCACTCGTTGACCAGCCGGTAGGGATAATACAATATCATCAACTTTTTGTTCTAGGAGATATAGCGCATAAACAAGTGTTGTGCTTATGGCTCTATCATATACAAATAAATTTTTAACTTGCATATCTTTCGAGTAAAAATATTCTGGCTGTTTAAGATATGTAGCTAAATCAGTACCATCTTGAAATCCAGCAGATCCAACATATAGCTCATCTTTAAATATATTCTGTATTTGATATTTACCTGGTGATAAAGTTAGATTTTCATAAAGATCACCATCTAAGTATAAAGTCATATTGCCTTGAATACTATCAAATCTAAAAGTAAAGTTATGATAGCCGGTTAGTAAGGTTGTGGTATCAAAAGAAATAGTTTTAGTTAAGTAATCTTGTGAATCTAGATAATTCTGTAAAGTTAACTTAAAATCAAGACTCTTTGCATCAAGTGTTCGATTTAACGCGTTATAATTAGTAATTCTTACTCCACGGGTATTATTATCACGCTTTATAACGGCTTGATCACTATCAAATAACTGAGTTGCGCTTAATTGCGCTCCTATACCCTTTACTATAAATAAATCTTTGTTATCACCCTCGCAAAGTAATACTGGGTATTTAAATTGAGTTCCGCTTATATACTGATTTACGTAATCTATCGTTAATATAGAACCGCTTGAAAGTGGTGTATTACCTGTCGATGTTTTAGCAGAACCAATATTTGCAGATAATCCAAATACCCCTGAAGTATTATATTGGTAAAGTTTATTATCCGTCGCTATGTGAATAGTATTATCGATAATATTAATATCATTAATTACAGTAGAGGCCTTTAGGAATGATTCTGGTCCATTTCTAAAATTATGCTTTACTATATACTTATCTACTACATAAAATATAGTATCATCGTTTTCCCATCTAGTTTTAGACCCAGGTAATTTATAATCAACATTATCTCGTACTACTACATTATCATATAAACATATTTCGTTTTTATAGACATCAAACTCAGCTGCAGAAATAGTTTGCGATTCTAACGTTAGTACATCTAAACGATGAACGATACCTGCTGTATCTATAAAATCTATAAAATTATCTTCTTGATGATATCCAATATAATTAAGAATCTCAGAGGAGCACTCGAGCCTTAGTTTATTACCTTGCGCATCAACTCTATAAAATAGATTACCGTTACATGCTATAATAAACTCATCTAAAGCACCTCTTTTAAATACTTCTTTAATCTTACGTATAAAGGTTACTTTATTTAATAATGTATAGTCGCTATTATAAATGTATAACACGTTACCACTTACAACATGAAGAAAGGGTGTAGATGTTTGATCTTGAAATAATCCAAAACCAGCATTAGTGTTATTACCAAGTAATTGATAACCATATTGTAAATTTGGATCAATCCATAAATCTAAAGATAGTGTAAAGGATTTTGATTTATTAATACTCTCATAAACACTTAATTTAGAATAAAACGTTCCATCAAAATTAAATGCATTATCATCACAAGAATAGCATATATTTTGAACTTCTCCTCCTACTGTCTTTGATATATAGTAGTTACTAAAGGTGGACATAAGAGGGGATGATGACTGAACTATATCGCTAATAGTATCTGTACCAACTCGTTCGTACTTTAAATCTACATTAGGAGTAATAGCAGCATCACTCTTCTTATCAAAAAACTTCTCCTTAACTAATATCTCGTTTATTGTACCAAGTTCAATACTATCTACACTATCAATGAACGATGGTGTAAATAAGGCTGTACCTGATAGAGCTTCTAATTTAGTTATTTTATCCGGATAGTAATACCTATCAACCCATACACCTTGTTGTGATAAATTACCTGCTGAAAGCCACGTGCATAGATATCTACCATTATTATACTGATCACTATGCGATCTTTTAACATATAATTTATCTGCTAAAATAGGGGATGGTCCAGCGAAAGCGCCATTTGCGGCAAATGTTGAATCATTTACATTAAGACGTTCATAAGGGTATATCGATGATGGCGCAGTGAAAAACGTATCAGAGCCATTTTTAATTGATATGTCCTTATCATAAAAAACGTAATTTAATTGTAATTTTTCAGTACCTCTTTCTTGCTCGTTACCAGAATGGAGTGTATTATAATCCCTATAATCAAAACTAGGAATACCAAAGGGCGTATCAAACATATTTGAACCTCGTTTAATAAAGTTATATTCGGACCTATTATTATCAAGGGTAAGGTAATTTAAATCTAGTTTATCAGAAGATATTGTATTATAATTAGTATGTAGTAAGTATTGGCCTTTATTGTCGTAGCTACTATTTGAAGTATCAATTATAAGCCTATCTCTATCATCATTATTATAGGATATAAAGGAGTTATTAATATTAGAAGGTACAACATCGTTACTATAATCAATAAAAATTAAATTATTAGTGTTTCTATTTAAACTACTACTAACCATTTGGGTAAATGTCAACGCGTTACCACTTAACGTTAGAACTTTAAGTTCATCGTTAATAAATTTATAGATCTGTAAATACCCATTATTATCGATATTATATCTAAAGGTATCTAACCTTTCACTTGTAACAAGGGAAATATCTTCATCATAATTATAAAAGACAACACTGTTTGAGCTAGTATCATAATTTAAGAAATAATCTGATCTACCATTATTATGTTTAATACGTAGTAATCTACTATCTACAACTTCTAATTCAAAGTTGTAATTATTTGCAAACGCGTTTACATCTGTTAAAGTCTTTACCCCTACAGGCTTTTGTATATCTGTTGCTGACACAGAGTTTGTATCAAATATATATACGTATTCAAGGTCTTTATCTGTACCTCTATAAAAAGCTAATTTCGTGGTAACCGTTTGCAAGTTATTCGAATTTAAAGAAGATAGCTCAATAAAATTAGATAGTAAATTCTTATCAGATAGATATAACGAAGAATAGTTATTAATTCGCGTATCTAAAGCTCCAGATAGAGCATGTATGCTTGTAACGTTAAACTGCTGTTCTAAATTAGATTTAGTCTGTTTAAACGTAACAAATCTATCCGAATAGGTTGCTTCTGGGAAAGCTATAGAGCTAACTGATTTATGTAATGTCGTTGCCACTACATATATTTAATACACCATACTATTTTTGTAAGTATGTAATATATGTTTGTTTGTTAAATTTACTCTGCAAATTGGCTATGGTGTTAGAAGTAGATAGCGAATTCATTTGAGTGTTGTTAATAGCAAACTTTTTAATATTATCATAATAGGACTCACTAACTAGAGTTAATGGATAGTAGATATCTACATAAACTCCATTAGAGTAGTAAATTAATAGCTGAGCTGTTAGCGAAGTAAAATTTGTTGCTGGGTTTAAAGAGAGTGTATGATTGTAATCAGTCATTACACTACCCCCTAACTTACCGTAGAGGATCTCATTAAATATTGATTTCTCTTTATAGTTATAAACTAAATCTTTCTTGTAATTTTCTATAGTAGAATCACCCCAGTTTATTTCTAAAGATATAACATCATTAACTTCTTCATTTACACCAGTCAGGTTAAACTGCAATGTCGAGTCTCCTTTGAGATATAGCTCTTGTTTTGTTAAAGTAGTATTACTATAAATTGAACTTAAATTGACGTATACAGTATTCATGCTGATAATATAAAGTTGTTTGTGTTAAAGCTTCCGGAGTTAGCGCTGATTTCTGCAAATAATGACTGACGTCCAAAGGTAGACGAACGAATTAGACTATTCGTAGTATCATATCTAGATAAATTACTTATAACCAGTTTATTATTTTCTATAGTAAATTCAATATCAAAGAAGTGCGCTAATTCATTTATATCACTAACAATGTATGTTAACTTGAATAAATTATTTACACTGTTAAACGTTAAGTATGGGGTGACGATTTCCTCTGGTGTAAAGTTATTATTATCAGCGCCGGAAACACTAACTTGGAATGTTGTTATTATATCTGCAGTTACGCTAGCAGGAAATACCTTCTCACTAGTATTGTTACTTAAATTATATTCATATATACTCGGTATAACTGACCAGTAATTTTTAGCATTATCCCCAGTTACCGCAGTAAACTTAGTAAAGTAGGCTTTATTAGATCTCTCTACAAATAGTCTATTTGAAAATCTTTCTAACTTATTAGCAGAATTAATAGAGAATAATGTGTTGTTATTGTTTGAAATAATAAACTCACTACCATTGTAATTTATAACATCGATTACTAAGTTGTTAGGAGTTTCGATAAATATATTATCACCTATAATATCAAAATCTATAGCGCTGTTAAAGATATCATATTGAACTGAATTACTATACTTACTAAAAGTCAACTCTAATGCAGATTGTAGCGGTGAAGATGTAGAGAAGCTTTGATTTTTTACATACAATGCACCCTCTAAACTTCTACGCTCTTCCTTAGTAAGTAGATTACCTGTAGATGAGATTGCTAACGTAGTAGTTGCACGTGAGTCTACACTATCAATATAACGATATTCCTTTTCATAGTTAAAGTCGTTGTTAAGAGATAAATCATCCGCAAAATAACCGCAATCGTAATAACGGTAAGTAAAATCTGTAGCAGATAGGTAATTCTTAATGTCAGTTAGAAAGTTAAACTCAACTTCACCTGTAATAATTGCTAGTTCTAATTCTGAAGTTATTGTACTTAACGGAGTTTGATCTGTAGTTACTGATACTTCGACTGGGAATGTTGCATCAGCGTAAACTGAGTAATAATAGTTACGAGGACCTGGGAATCGAGGATCCCACCCATCAAACGGAGCAGGTAGCGGCGCGCCATCGAGAAAGGTAAAGGCACCTCCATCTCTATATACAGGAAGTATATTCCTTACAGTTTCTGCTAATTCTTGATAAGGAAAAAATTCTCTAAAGTATAAAGTATAAAAATCAGTTAATCCAGCATATCCATTAGTATTAGCAGAAAGACCAGATCTTATAGTTGTACCGTTTTTAGATGCTAAAGAATAATCAAAATTATAACCATCATATTTATCATAAAAAGTGTGACCATTAAGTATCAAGTTTAGGATATTAGCGTCTGCAGGCGCCACCCGAGCTTTTGGTAAGCTAGGCTTGAATAACGCATACTCATTACCATAGGAATCAAATTGATATTTTGATATAGCACCTTCATTATACAAATCAGAGAAATTAAGCTTTTCACTAATTGTGTTCAAATTTTGTAATTCAGAGGTCGCGCGCTCTTTAGTAGTATAAGATTCAAACGTGCTAGCTTTATTATCTATAAAAGGATCACCCGCTGCTAATCCACTCGAAACGTTTCTAGAATTTCTTCTATTGTCGATTCTAAATTGGACAGGGTATGCACTTTGTGGGTTAGTTGATACGTTTCCGTATAAGTTAGGGTCTGGGAAAACGTAAAAGAAGTCTTTTTCTAAGTTATCCCTATCTAAAGAATAACTATAATTATCAGCATTAAGTTTAAATAGACCTATATCATCAGGTTCGAAGAATAGCCCTACATCTCTTAATAATTTAGCCTCGTTACTAGGTATTGTAGCAGTATCAGCAGTCTGTAAATTAAGTAGGTTGTTGGTCGGATTTGCTGATTGAATTAATAATCCAGAAGCAGCTGGGGTTACAGAAGTATTTAAAAAGTATATATCTGTACCAACATACTTACTAAGTAACTGACGTTTGAGTCTATAAACATCTGATATAGTTAGACCACCTTTAGTCTCACTGTTAAACAGTTCGGCTAGTGGATTATCAGGATCGCAAATAGCATCAAACGTGTCTGCTGTTATAGCTGGTGGGTTAATTTTAAATGCTTCTATTCCGGATAAAAAGCTTGATGTAGTTAACGCTTGTATACCTAAAGGGTCTAGATAATACTTTGTGTCAATATCATTTATGTTACTAGAATATATCTCGTCTCGTATTGTATCTTTACCTGTTGGTGTTCTAGGAAGATCGAAATAACTTCCATACACATCAATATACTCCTCTATATTAATGCCTAGTTTAGCAGTAACACTATCTATGTTATAAGTTTTAGCGTTTAAGGTATCCTCAGCAGTTAATATATAGTTATATATGTTATCAAAAATAGCTTTTTCAACTCCTGTAGTACTACCTTTAAGTTTATTTCTTTCGATTACATACTTACCTTCGTCACGTCTCTTTTTATAAAATAGAGCAACCTCTTTCAGTTTATTGGCAAAGAACGGAATTGCAATATCTAAGTCTGCGGGATCCGTAAAGTCAATTTTTTGTAAGAACCTTTTCTCGTTCTCAGTAGTATAACTAATTACTATTTCTTCTATAAACTGTCTATAATAATCTTTAAAGAGGTTATTTTGTTCTGTTTTAGATCCTGCTTTTAAAGAGTAATACTTTTTAAGGTAAGCAGTATAAAAGGAGCTATATTCTTCTGGAGTATAATCAATTTTAGTATATTGAATAAAATCAAGAAAGGAGAAAGGTGATACAGTATCTTTTGCATCATCAGTTTCTGCATTAGTTATAGAGTAATTAACTTTTACTTCTCTGTAATTTTCTTCAACCATATGTTTATTAAGTTATTAAAATAGATCCAACCCATCATATAAGGCATTAGCGAAGATGTTTGATACTATACCATTATCTTGCGTCCAGTCACTGTATGATGACATGTTATGGGTTATTGTTGTGTTACCGTCACTGAAGTTTATAATTGATCCAGTAATATCACCAGTTAGCTCTTTTTGGTAATAGAAGTTGTATATATCAAATATACTTCTACCGCCGCCAGATAAAATAGGCCAGCCCCAGGAGGCATCAAAAGCACTTAAAATGTAATACTCATTTGCAGTACCTGAACTTGATAGCATTGATCCAGTGGACGAGCTATAGAATATACCAGGCTCTGTGAACATCGGTGGGCTCTGTGAAGCAGCAAGGGGTAAGTTAGTGTTAAGAGCTACATATGTACCGCTGTACTTTTCGAATCCAACAATTATATCACCCGGGACTACCTTACTAGTTATTGTAAGAGCATCACCTAAATTTTGGCCATACACCTCACTCTCTCTATAACCGAAGGTATTATAGTCTTTATTGTTTAAATTTTTATAACCAAATAATTTACTCTTACTAATAGATAGTAAATCAACCAATCGTTTAAGTTTTGGAGGAAAGGAATATTTAGGTATTGAAGGTAAGTCTATAGTCTCAAGTAAAGAGGCTAGCTGCTCAACATTTGCTGTATCAATAACACTATTATTATCTAAGAAATTTTGTATTTTTTCGTATGTACTCTTACCAATACTATTTTGAGCAGAGCTAAGATCTCCAAATATGCTACCTAAGAAATCGTTCATAAGTATCGGGGCATCTGTAAATAAAGGTTGCTGTACTACTTCTGCAAATGTATTTTTAAAGTCTATATCTTCGTTTTGTTTAGCAACTACATAATAACTACTTGGATGTATTGTAAACGTATTACTAGCTCCGGATAATGTAGCTGAATTGTATACTGTATAAGCAGAAAGATATACATTGGTTAAATCCGCATCATTAGTAGTAGTAAAGTAACCTTTAAAGAAACTACCTCTATCTAAAGTTGATAGTTCTTGAAAATTAGAAGTAAATGTAGCGTTGTAATCTATAGTACCGTCAGTTAAAACAATATTAAGAGCTGGTGATGATGGTACTGCGCTAAGTAATGGTAAATTTTTAATAGTGTTAAAGTTACTATCTTTAACCTTAACTACAAAAGCTATTTTAGTATTAGCAAATTTACTACTGTTAATATTAAAGCTGGTAATAGCTGAACCTTCACCGTCTATACCATTAGAAGTTATAGATAGCGAATTATAATCTACATTGGCAGAAAGAGATGTTGATAAAGCATAACTAGTTGTATTAGTATTAGTAAATATATCCCCAGTTTGATAACCAAATATTAAATTATAATCTTCTAGATAATCACTCTTAAAGTAAATATCACCAGTACCTGATAATCCCGCAAATACACCAGCAGGGTCAGTTGATGTAGTATGCACTAAGTTATTATTACTATCTAGTTTAACATATATGTTTGTATCAACTGTTGTTACGTTATCAACCTCAACCGACTCAACAACGTTATTTGTTGTTAGGTATTGATAAAAGGATGTATATGGATATAGATGACCGTAAGTATTGTTAATAAGATCTCTCGAAAAGTAATCTCTATCTATACCATTACTACCAGAAGCATATGGTGTAATTGTAGGTAAGCCACTCTCTACAGATTTGTAGGAATTAAATCGTGTAATCTCGATAGCGGGACCAGTTAAAGCGCTTTCTGTTCCAGTTAAGGTATTATTAACGCTAGATATTAAAAGCTTATCTTCTATATAATCTGATATATTAACCTTAACGCTATATGTGTCAAAATAGCCTGTACCCTCCCCATCATATAAATAACATGTAACTTTATATCTACCTGGTGTAGTATATGCATGAGTCGCAGTTACTGTCTCAGTAGTAGTACCGTCACCAAAATCCCAAACAACGCGCTTATTACTTATAAAGTCTTCAATACCATCAGTTAAATTAGGTATAAATGTAAGCGGTGTGATAGGAAGCGCATAACTAGAGTAGGATTCTTGCCCAGTATAATTCTTTACGTAAAAGAAGTTATATAAAAGATCAAACTCACCAGAGCTGTCTAACTGTAATGCACTTAGAGACATATACCTTTATTTAATATCAAAGCCTCTGTATTGCAATTTTACTTGGGATATTTGATATTTCGTAAAAGTAAGCAAATTCATAATCTTCAAGATTATAGTCTTGTGTTTGAATTAGATTATCTTCTAATCTATAATCTGGATTCCAAACTATAAAGCTTAAGTTTGGTGTAACGTTATCACCATTTACCGTGTCAATACTAATAACACCATCAATATTGAGTATATCTCTAGATATATTACCTGTTTCAACATTACCCCCTAACTGTATAAGATTAAAATACTTTTTAAATATATTAAGAACCTTCGTTCTTATAGAGCTACTACTCGCTGCAATGTTCTGATCGACACTTAAACGTATAAACGAGTTATTAACTATACCATCTAGTGTATCTGGATCTGTTTGAATTGCAGAGCTGCCCACTCCAAAGCTAATTGCTTTAAATATAGGATCTGCTACTACTACATTATGCGTTACGTCTTTCTTGTCTATACAGAAATTACTAATTATTTGCTTCTGTGCAGGATTTAAGAAGTTAGGTAACTGCTCGTTTATAACTGGTTGATTAGAAGGTACTGTATAAACATAAACGTTATTAAAATTAGTTGATGTAGAGAATCCTACTTGACTTAATAATACTCGACCATCATCATTAGGTTGATCTAAGCCTATTCTATTGAAATACCGCAAATATTGACCAGTGTAATCGTTGTTATCGAGTACCTTTACATCTTTAGTTATATTATTAAAATTACGGTTAATTTGAGTCTCGTAATCTGTCTTTGAAACTAACCTGTTTTGAGTAGAAAAGATCTTAGGTGCATTATCGCGTATTTGATCAACTGTTTCAGCTAGCTTAATGGGAGTTGATTGAAATTGATTGGATATAAGTACGGTATCTTTATTAGATGTATTTATAAGATTTAAATCATCGTTATAAATGTAATTAGATATTTCACTAAACGCTGGTGATGTATATAAATTAAAAGTACTGCTAGTTATAGCATTAGGGCTAGCTAAAGCGATTTCATTATTAGAAGTAATGTAAAATATTAAAACAGTATCATTCGGGTTTAGCTGTCTACCGTTACTATTATTACCGAATCGGAAATCATAGTTTCCATTTTCGTTAAACTTCTTTTCATAAGAGGTAGCAGTTGGAGACTCTAAGAATAACGAAACTGTCTCAGACCATTCAGTCCAGATACTAGTATCAACATCTTTAACAAACACTTTAAATGAATTATCAGATATAAACTGTTGATCATTAACTGTTCTTGTAACTTTAACAACTTGTTGTGTAGTAAATGTATCTACTAAAGTAATACTTTCATATGGCTCACCAATTGAACTAAAACTAGCTTCTGTTATTGCTCCTTGATATAAAGTATTATTACTTACAGATACTGGCTCTCTTACTGTATCTGCTATCTTTTGAAATGTTATATCATCTAAAGTTGAATATGTAAATCCGTTAACATCTACTGAAGAAAAGCGAGGAACAGTATAAACATTAGCATTTAAATTACGAGCAGATAAACTAAAGTTAAGTAGAGATGTTTGATCTCCTTGAGGCTTGTAACCAATATTAGAAACAAGCTTACTCATATTATCATATATGGTAGCAGTATTAAATGTTGATTCGTTAGATGTAGTATTAAGCTGGAACAATAATACATGGTACATATAAGAAACTACATCAATAAAAGCACTGAAGTTAGAACCTTCAAAATTTTGATCTGTGAATGTTTCGTTCTCGTTTAGCCTATCTATGATTAACGACTTAAGACTAGTCGCGTCAAAGCTAAGATAAGCATTTTTTGGTAATTTATAATCTGTGAAATTTTCTAAGCTCATACTACTACGTATCCTTCCTTATTTAATGTTGCGTTTAATGATAAATTGTAAATATTTAAATCTGGTATCGAAAAGCCAATTGATATACGGTATTCGTTCTCATCGGGTATACCCTCAATATCTATATCGTTAAGATCAACTCTAGGCTCTTGAACTCCAAGGCTATTGTATATATCTAAACCTATAAAGTAAGAAGTTGTATTAGTAACAGTTTCGAACAAATAACTTCTAAGATCTAACCCGATGGTAGGGTTAAGTAACTTCTGTCCAGGTGTGGTTGTAAGTATATTCTTAACTGAATTAAGAATAGCAGAACCATCTTGTAATTCAGATAGATCATTTGGTTCTGTTTTTGAATATAATTCTTTTTTAGTATATCGATCGAATGAAAGATCTAAATCTATATCTTTATACAGATAACCATTCTCTAGAGAGTTTACCTCAGTAGTAGATTGCTTTAAGTTATCTAAGCGTATAGCCATTTATATTATTTAATCATGTATGCTGTTACGCATAATTAATCTTACCACTTCTTACAGCTCCAGTAACCAGCAGAAAACTTATCTTTCTTTTGATCACACTTATGACGAGCTCTAAATGACTTACGGCGCTTTGGATTACTCTTTTTGATCTTCATGTTAGGGTCACCATAACGAACAATCTTCTCTTTACCATTCTTACAAGCCTTAACTACAAACTTCTTAGAGCCACCTGAAGTACGTCGTGGTGAATTACACTTCATTCGATCTTTATCGATCTTACCTTCAGCATCCTCTTCGTTATGCTCATCATCTTCATTAGGATTCTTGTAAGTAGGGTCTGAACGATACTTAGGACCCCCGTCACCATCAGCATCTGCATCACCAGATTTTAAAGAACCTCTACTTGTATAATGTTTTCCTTTTGGAGCTTCTTTAGCCTCTTTAAGTAATCTTTCAACTAATTCGTCAAATTGCATATTAATATTTATAGGGCAGCATAAATATTAATATGCCAAAACAACATAATAATTTTAAAAATGATATAGAGAAGCTACATGAAGCTTATAATAATATCAATAAAGCTAATAACGAGGAGGTCCTAGAAGAATCCATTGATGCTTCAAACCCTGTCGAAGACGGTACACCAGCTTATAAAGGTGGTAACGTTGAGCACGATTGAGCATCGCACATTAAAGCTCCTCTGTTTGGGGAGTCAATTAAGAAGATCCTTCACCACAATCTCACTGAAGATGGTATAGTAGAAGAGTACTATGTAGAGCACAATGGCAAACTTGTCGGTGTTGTTGCAGAGAGTGCAGAAGTTGTAATGCTTCAAGAGCATGATGAAGAGGTTCCTGAAAAGGCACATAAATATACTGTTATTGAAAATGACGAGGAAGATAGCATTCAACCAATGGAATATAGGCAACCAGAAGGTGATCTTATCAAGACTGTTAAGAGTGATGGTATAGTTAAGAAGTGTTATCAGCATCCAGAGGGTCGCGAATGGGCTGTTGAATCTGATAGACCAATTGATTTTAACCAGGAAGGTAGCTGGACATGGGATGAGGATGGTGAAGCAGGGACATTTACTGAAGGTAGAAGTCCTAAGCATAGCGCTCGTCCAAAGCTTCAAGGTGTAAAGGTTTACAGATAATTAAGGATAAAGCTCATTTGTAGCATAAATATAAGTATGGCTAGAGAAAAGAAATTTGTACCTCTGTTTGAAGAGTACATGAGTCGCTACGAACGTGGGGGATTCTTAGTTGGTGATGTCTTTAAGTTTAATGATAACTTTAAAAGCGAAGAAGCTTATAAAGCGTTAGGTGATAACGTTAAGGGTGTTATTGATCAGATGATTGATTCTGGTTTACATATTAGAGTTACTAATATTAAGAACGAAGACCCTACTAGATTTCCTGGTAGTAATCAAAACTCTCAACTCGAGCCATTCTTAGAGATAAGCTTAGATACAGGTGGAGGTAGATATACACATAAAGTATCTATTCCATGTTGTTGTGGTGAGCCTGTCAAGTACGCTCCAAATTTACTTCCAATACCTGACGCTATGCGTCGTAAGGATAATGTAAACATTAAGCCTAAAGAAGTTGAAGAAGATGAAGAGAATCTATCTAATAAGACAGATAAAGGTAATGGTGAATTAAGTCAGACAGCATTAAAACTGCCTACTGATAACACAACATTACCTAACGCTACTCAAGCACACACTGTAAATTACTTACAAGGGTTGAAGTAAGATCAATAACCTTTTATAAAGAAAGAGGAGCTATAGCTCCTCTTTTTTATTGTGCACGTTCAAGATTGACTAAGCACGCAAATGCATTAATTTCTTTATCTACTACGAATGCGCTTTTATAGAGATGATCAGCAATAATGGCTATCATCTCTTTCT